CCAGGGCCGGCATCACAGAAAGAACAAGCGAGTGTTCTGAACGACCGGCATTGACGGGCATGGGGCTATTCACCCGCTGCTGCTGGCCAGTGTTTCCCAGATCATGCGAACACAATGCTGTTTTGGCAATCAAAACCCGCCTCATGTTCAAAAATGGGACGGAAGACGCCACAAGGTCTCGGAAAGTAAAGAAACTTTTACAATGGCTAGCCCAAGACCCCCAACAACTGGCCAAACACAAGTACCAGCCCACCCCCTACAAGTTTTCTCCCCCAAGCCCCAAATGGGCACATTGTTATGTATTGCTCCCGATGGTTCCAAGAATGGTAGAAGCATGGAACCCCACCCCTTTCAAGGTCTGGTTGGAATCACATCCCTGGCCACAGGGTAAGAAGAAAGAATTGATGTTGGCCAAAGATGTCATACTGACCCCAAACGACTGCGTGATCGACAATTTTGTCAAGAAAGAATGTTACCCAAAATTCAATGATGGCCTTCTGGCCACAAAACCAAGACCAATTAGCTCTCGGTCCCCACCTTTTCAATCTCGATTGGGACCAGTCTGCTATCGCCTTGGTGAAAGATTCAGTGAAATTTGGAGTGGCACGTCACACCAGAAAGGCATCCGAGTGATATACACGAGTGGAATGACTGGGCAGCAGCTTGGCCATGAAGTACAACTGGCCATAGACCGAGCCGGCGAGAATTGTGTGAAGGCTGAAACTGATGCCTCGACATTTGATGGCTCAATGTCTCTGGAGCTGCTAAGTCTCCCCATGTTTGTGTACCAAATGTTGGGAGTTGACGAAACGGCGGTGGAACTGCTGTTCAAAGAAATGGAAACCAGAGGGCGTACCAGGGGCGGGAGCCGTTATTGGTACGTTGGTCGCAGAAACAGCGGTGATGGCGATACCAGCTGTGGAAACTCGGCCACCAACGCCCTTACTCACAAATTCATCCTGCAGCAGTCGGGGATGTTCATTGAAAATGACTGCACATTGTTCGTGTTGGGAGATGACAATTTAATGATCTTGAGAACCAACCCAACCTATGACGAGCAATGTTTCCGCACCCTCCTGGAAAGAGGGCTCAGGGAATTCGGCATGATACCAAAGATGGAGATTCGAGAGCAATTTGAGTTCTGTTCCGGATTGTTTTACCCAGTGATGTTGGGAGGGGAGAGAACCCTCGTATGGGGCCCAAAAATTGGGAGAATTTTGTACAAGACAGGATTTGTCAAAAAAGAAAATTCTCTCAAAAATATGGAAAGAGAAATTGTTGGTACTTTCAAAGGACTACAATTAACCATTGGCCACATACCCATATTAAATAAATATGTGGCAAAAGTTTTCACTGAGTATGGACAAGAAGGCAAAACAACACACAATCCCTACAACCTGTTAGTAACAACACCCTGTGAGATGACAAATGAAACTGTGGAGTTCTTCT